TCAGTCGTCATCAGTTTCTTCGGTCTCCGCCAGCTCTTCCCAGTCCTCGAGCTCACCGCATCTGCGGAGATATTCGTGTCCTCCGTCAACGGCACATGCGCCGCATGAGCAGAATTTGAAATCGTGTACGGATTTGCTCTCGATAACCTCGCCGCATTTATTGCATCTTATTGCATTTCTGATTATCTTCATATAATATACCCCCTGTTATAATACATTTTCAACATTATTATACATCGCAGAAAATTCAAAGACAAGGTTTTGTTTTGTCACATTGGTGAGAAAAAGCCGGCAGAAATATAATTTACGCCGCAGCGGTTATCTGCGCTTTTGCTTTTCTCGTTTTACTCAAGTGTTAGAAGAAGTGTTAGAAAAGATGTGTTTTATAATCGTACACAAAAAAATCAAAAGCCCCGAAACCGTTAAGTTTCAAGGCTTTTCGCTTGGTGGAGATAAGCGGGATCGAACCGCTGACCTCTTGAATGCCATGCAATGTTTTCATCTCAGATCAGTTGTATTTCATAAGCTTTTCAGAATTTTTGTTCACAATTTGTTCCCAACCGTTATAGTGTCTTATGTAACAAATTTTTATATTTTACACTTGCAATTGCAAAGAATTGTGCTATAATGCACCTAAAGAGCCTCCGGCTCTATTCCCTATTTCTTGTGGCTCTCGGTCAGACCGAGGGCTGCGTGCTTTATAAAGCAGAAAACCGGGCAGAGGAAAATCCCCTGCCCGGTCATTTTTTAGTTCATTTTTTAGTTCTAAGTTATGACTAAGTTGTGAGCAAGTCGGTCTCAAAACGCACGCAAAACGCACGCAAGTTAAGTTTAAATCATGCCAAAAATTTTGAGCACAAGCACGATAATACCCACAGTATAAAGCCCAACCTTATTTAGCAAATTGTAAAGGATTGCCGTTATCATCACTGTTCCTCCTTAGAATCTGTGCCGGGGTCCTCATTTGCAAAGCCCTGATTGTGCAGATATTCATCCGCAGCGATCGCCGCGCCGGTGAAGCTGTTGTTCTTCCAGAAATTCACAATTCCCACAACAATTGAGGCAACAACGCTCATTATCATATAGAGCTCCTCGTTATCGATATGTATCGGGGGCTTGCCGACAGCAGTGAGGATCATATTTACGACGGTAATTACCATCAGTGCAAATCTAACCCATGTACTCGCCTTAACATTGCCGATGTTTCCGAAAATGTCCTTTAACTTGTTCATAAATTATTCCTCCTCTATTATATCGAGCCCATAAGCGACAGCTGCTTCGTGCTCTATTTTACAGCCACGCGCGCTTTCCCAGCCTTTGCAAAAAAACGCAGCATGGCAAAGCGACATATTTTCGAGTGATTTTGCCAAAAAGCAGAGCGGTATATTTTCCACGCCTCTCTTTTTCATATTTTCGCTACTATACCATTCATCCGTAAACAAAGTGTTTACTATTTCATACCCTTTGGCTTTGAGTGCTCTTATGGCGCGTTCTCTCGTCGCCTTTATCTCGGCTTCTGACAGACCGCGCATCGGCTGTGACAACATCGCTTTTTTCATAAAGACACCTCCTTATCTCAGTATGTATGCAATAAAAGCTCCCGCGAGCGCGCCGATGATTGCTATAATAAGGCTTTCCCAACGCTTTCCCGGTTTGCTTTTAAGGCTCTCAATTGACTCACGCACACGGCCAAGCTCATAAAGCATATTGTCGAGTTTTTCGGTGATTTTTGCCTGATTGACATCGGCCTTATTTGCACGGTGGTAGAGATTTTTTATGTCCTCTTCACATTTGGTTATACGCGCCTCGATAGACTCTATATCCATATCAGATTCCCTCCAAACTTGATACGGCCACCCACGACATTATGTCGCTGAGCAATGCTTCCCGCACGTCGGCATTTATTTGTATTTTCGAGACCACATGCTTCTTCGGAGCAAGCTGTTTTTTGGGTATCGTCCGTCCCCTCGTCGCCGTGAGGCCACCATATACCGCTCCTGGTTTTATAGTGACGGTACTGCCCGGAGCAATTTCGGCAGTTGCAGAGGTTACGACCGTGAGATCCTTGAGGTATACCCAACTGTTGATCTCCTTCAGCAAGGCGCGTCCAGTTCGGGTATCAATGTTCTTTACCGTGTGTTTCTGCAATTTCACCCACTCGGGAATCCTCTGGCCGGTCGCATATGTTTTCCCAATAATCTTGACTGTATCGCCGCAGTGTATGCCACCGGCCGCAGCGTCCGTATGTGTTACGCTTTTCTTTATGAGATTGTATCTGCCTGCTATTGCGCTTGCGATAGCTTCCCCGCATTTGCGCTGTCCCGCCTCATCTTCGACATGGCGACGATCCGAATCAGTGTCAATAAACACCGTTTCGATAAGCACCGCCTGGCATTTGCATTCCCTTACAAAGCAAAAATAGTCTCTCCTACGGTCATTGAGTCTGACCTTTGCACCGCGATCCTTTATCCCGAAAGTTTTCGCTATGCTTTTGCTGATTGCTGCTGCCAATGCCTGTCCTGCGGTATTGGTATATTTATAATAGACTTCGCTGCCGGTGCCGTGCGAAGCATTTAAATGCACTTCCAGAGCCAAATCATAGCCACCCTTGTTTACCTTTGACACACGATTGGTTAAGTACAAATCGCCGTCATAGTTTATGAGATCGACTGTGCAATACTCACGCAGTGCCTCTGCCGCAAATTTGCCAATCTTGCGGGCAATCTTGAACTCGTGGAAACCACCGCCAGTGGCGCCGCTGTCATACCCACCACGCGCCGATTTTCCGTGTCCTATCGAAATACAGATTTTCATATTTATACCTCCTCAGCTTTAATGCACTTGTTTTCCCACTTTTTGTAGGCGTCCAAATAGAGTTCCTGCTTGTCCCCGTTGTATGTTATCTCATAGTACATACCGTCAAAAAGCGTTGTGCTCGCCAAAGCCTTGCTGTTCTGTAAGGTTTTACACAACCACACAATAAAAACATCGTTTTCCGTGATTTCCTTGCAATCGCTTTTATCTAAATGAGCGTTTGCATACTCTGCAACGATACGCTTAATTAAACTTACAAACTGCTCCGTATTCATTTCAAATCACCTCCTCGAAGTAAATGCCCACAAGTTGCGACGGAAGATACTGTAAAATCGTACCTTGACCGTTGCTGTCGTCTCTTGTGCATCTGTAAATTTTGCCGCCGTCGAGATAGTATTTATCTTTAAAATACCTCATGCCAGCCGCCGCTGTAATAGGATTATCAATTGTGCCGTCCTCGTCGACCGTCACACGCTCCCAGTGTGTGGGAGTTGCGCTCGGTAGCCATGTGGGATTGGCGGATATCGCATTGTAGCAACGGTAGAGTTTCCCGCCGTCGCGCACCCTGTCGCCGACAGAATAATCTTTTTCGCCGCTCCACGGTTCAAACAAGCTGATACTTGTCAGAGCTTCGGCGTTTGTCAGCTTCGCGGCGGCTTTTGTTATCATCTCGCGAAAGCGTTTTGCCTGCGTTCTCGTCATATATCCGCACCCCCTGTGATGATGTCCAACGCCTCGTCAGCCGATATATCTTCGGGCGGCTCGGCGGCCGTCCAGATTTGCTTTATCTCGGATTCCGTCTCCGTCCATGACTCGGTGTAATACCCGCCGTCGGACGGATAATCAGCCGTGATTATCGGCTT